CAAGACGCTGTATGACACCATCGCGGCCAGTGTGGCGGTCAAGTCGGAGGCGCGGTTGGTGTGGAGCGGAAAAACAACGATTGGGAGGAGAAAAACTGAGACAATTAACGTTCAGGACGGTGTAGATTACGTTAACCTCCGCATAAACGAAACTGATTTTAATCTTACCCCTGGTATGACATATGAAACTGGCAGTTTTGGCGCGGGAAGTCTCAAGGTCACAGTATTATTTTCGGCCGACAAAAAACGTCTTGAATGTACCCTTACCAATACGCTGAATACTGTATCGGTTGTATTCACCGGCTACCACTACCCCACCTTGGCAGAGCTGCTGACCGAGACGCAGTCCGCGCAGGCGGACACGGACGCTATGGCGGTAGATCAGGAGTACCGCCTGACCCTGCTGGAGCTGGGACTGACCGATGACACCACCACTGATACAAGAACCACATAAGGAGGTAAAAACTATGTTGTATCGTACCTGTAAACGCCTGATCGAGCGCGGACAGACCGCTGGTCTTGCGGACAAGCTGGACGTTTTCTACGCCATTGGCCGCATCACCGAGGCCGAGTATAAGGAGCTGATCGAGCTGCTGGAGGACAAGACCGGCAATAAGAACAAGGAGGCTTAAATGAGTAAAACAATCATGGACGTTTCCCGCTGGCAGGGCAACATCAACTGGGACAAGGTCAAGGCCAGCGGAAAAATTGACGGTGTGATGCTGCGGGCAATGGGAAACAGCAAGACAGGCGTACCCAGCAAGCCGTATCTTGACCCGACCTTTGAGCGCAACTATGCAGAGTGCACTCGGCTTGGCATCCCGGTAGGAGTGTATGGCTATTTCAAGTCCGTCAGCCGGGCAGAAGCTGACAAGGAGCTGGCCCTGCTGAAAAGCGCCCTGATCGGCAAGACGCTGCGCCTGCCGGTGGCTGTGGACATCGAGGACGCGCTGCCCGCGAAACTTAGCAAAGAGGTGCTGACAGACCTGACCGCTTACGAGCTGAAAACGGTGCAGGACTGGGGATTTTACTCTATCTTGTACACCTACCTGAGCTATGCAGACAAGCACCTTTACATGACCGGCGCGGCGCTCAAGCCCTATGATGTGTGGCTGGCGGCCTACCGTAGCCAGAAGCCCGCCACGGTATACCCCTATGGGATGTGGCAGCATACCAGCTCCGGCAGCGTGCCGGGCGTTGCCGGCAATGTTGACCTGTCCATTGCCTACAAGGACTATACCAGTATCATCTGCAAGAAGGGCCTGACCCGTCTCCGGGAGGGCAAATGACCGAAAAAGAAGCTCTACTGTGGGTGCTGGGCATCTTGGGCAGCCTGTGCGCTGCGGTCATCACCATCGACAAGGTGCTGGACATCATCCACAAGTACGTCAAAAATGCACAGGCCCCCGACGATGCGCAGAACAAGCGCATTGACACCATTGAAAAGCGACTGGCTGCGGTAGAAACTGTTTCCACGCAACACGCCGCGGCCCTTAGACGCGATTTGACGCGCTTTGACGGCATCGATGAAGAAATGCGTCTTGTCCTTGTTGGCGTGCAGAATCTTCTGGATGCGCAACTATCTGGCAATAACCGCGAAGGTATGCAAAAAAGCAAATCCGATATCAACAACTACCTACTGAAAGGAGTAACAAATCATGGAAGCAATGCTTAACTTTGTCCCCGCCCCCGTCGCAATCGTTCTTATTATCGTCGGCTTTGTGGCTTTGGCTGTCGGCGCTATCCGCATGGGCTATAAGCAGCTGGTCAAAGATCTGGCCTATGACCTCGTGTGCAAGGCCGAGGACAGCATCATGGGCAGCGGCCAGGGCGCAAAGAAAAAGAAGCAGGTCTTTGACGCGCTGCGTGCGGCCTGCCCTGCATGGCTGAAGCCTATCATCACGGATGAAGTGCTTGACGCGGTGATTGAAAAGGCCGTAAGCCTGATGAAGAAGGCACTGGCAGATAATCATCCTGCTATCAACAAGGAGTAATTTATGATCGAGCTAAGCGTATCTCTCGCATCCAATGGCGTCGTCAAAGTGCCGGGCTATGAGCAGCTGGTGCGCTTTGGCTACACCAAAAACCGGGGTGTGTACCGACTTGCTGTCACCGCATCCGGCGAGTGGCAGGACCTGACCATCCGGGCCTTTTGGCACGTCCCGGGCGGCAAAGACCCGGCATCCTCGCTGGTGGTGGACGGCTCTGTGGATGTGCCCGCCAGCGTTACCGCACAGCCCGGCAACGGCTGCATTACCTTTGAGGGCAGCGACGGCACAAAGACCGTGACCAGCGCCGACCTGCGATATCGCGTCAGCGCCAACAGCGGCACAGAGGACGGCACTATGCCGGAACCGGACTCGCCCGCGTGGCAGCAGCTGGTGGATGCCGTGCACAAAGATGCCACCGCCGCAGAGCAGGCCAAGACCGACGCGCAGACTGCAGCGCAGCAGGCAGGAGCAGCCGCACAAAAGGCCGCTGCCAGCGAGAAAGCTGCCGGTGACGCACAGAAAAAGGCCGCTGACAGCTTACAGGAACTGAAAGACGGCATTGCCGCTGGTAACTTCAAAGGCGAGAAAGGCGACAAGGGCGACACTGGCCCCATCGGCCCGCAGGGTGAGCAAGGCCCTCAAGGCCCCACTGGTGCTACCGGAGCCACCGGCCCGCAGGGCGAGACTGGCCCTCGTGGTGAACAGGGGCCGCGTGGCATTCAGGGCGAGCGCGGCCCGCAGGGTGCGCAGGGGCCGCAGGGCGAAAAAGGTGACACTGGGCCACAGGGGCCTAAAGGCGACCCCGGCCCGGCAGGTGCAGACGGCAAAGATGGCATACAAATTGATGATACCGCCGTGGGGCCCGACGCCTGGAGCAGCAAGCACATCGTGGACATGCTCTGCCCGCCACTGGAAGAGACCGGCAACCCGTTGCAGTGCTACCCCGTGGCAAATTATCCGCTGGGCGTGACTGCCAGCTGGGAACCTGTGCAGGAGGGCAGCGGTGACCCAAGCCCGGACAACATCCGGCCTATCAAGGGGCGGGACAGTGTGAAGGTGGAGCGGTGCGGGGGGAATGTTATTGAGTTTTTAAGAACAAATGATTCCCATGAAAGCGTTAAAATAGCAGTAGACGCAGAAAAAAATATTACGCTTAACGGAGCATTAACTCGCGGAGCCAATATCATAATTGGAATGTGTCGGCTGCATTGGGTTGCGGGAAAAACCTACACCATGTACGTCAAGAAGGTGGGCGGCAGTGCCTCTCTTGGAAGCGGTGACGGCATTACTTTTGCCTATTCGCTGTTCACGCAGGATTATAATCGTTACTTCCGTGGTGATACACGCAGCACAAACCTTAATGCGTATATTGCAAGCGATGCTGCGCTGGCAGAAACCGAGCTTGTTTTTATGCTGCAATGCTGGCGAGCAAATACAGTATTCAACAACTTCAAATTCCAAATCGAAGTTGTTCCTGGCACCACCGCCCCTACCACCTACGCCCCATACACCGGCCAAACCGCCACCCTCACTCTGCCCCGCACCATCTACGGCGGCACGGTGGATGCAGTGACGGGAGAGGGGCAGGAAACGTGGAAAATAGCAACCATTGATGCTAAAAAAATCAAATTCTCATCTGATGGTAATGATAGATTTTGGAATTTGCCGTACCACACAGCAGATGGTGCAACTGGCGCATCTAAAATTATATGCAGCCATTTCATTTCCTCTGCATTTTCAGTAAATGAACCATATGCGTTCTTTTTTACGCAGCCAAACCGTTTGCAGAACTTGTTCTCAAGTGTAGATGAGCTGAATGATTATTGTGCTGCACAATATGCCGCAGGAACGCCTGTGCAGATTGTGTATCAGTCGCTGAAAGAGCCTGTGCCTTTTACAGCCACCGGAGCGCAGCCTATCCCCGCCCTCCCCGGCGTGAACACCCTGATGACCGACGCGAACAGTGCAACCGTTACCGGCAGAGCAGACCCCATCAAGCGCATCACTGACCTTGAGGACGCTGTGGCATCAATGACCAACACATAAGGAGGTACATATGGCAATTAAATCCAAAGCCCGCCACGACCTGACCCTGCGCTCCATCAAGCGGGAAATTGCAGCAGGACGCGATGTTGCGTTCTGGCTGGATAAAGCATATATGCACTACGACAACGGACTGCTGACCGCAGATGACATCGCAGAGGTGGAAACTCTGGCAAAGTCGTACTATGACGCTCTGGACGCGGAGGACAAGGCGAACGCTGAGGAAGTTACACTGTAAGGAGGATATCATGGCAAGCACTACATACCGCCATCTCGGTGACGTCACCGGGATGTTCGCCGCACAAGAACAATTTCGTGACATCACGAAAATGGTGACAAAACGTCATCATTTTGCCGTGCTTGGCAATATGGTGCGCAACGCCGGACAGCTCCCGCAGCCCTTCTGGCTCGGTGCTGCCTGTGGCGGCGGCTCGTGTAGTGCTGCCCGCTGCGCTGCAAGGACTTGACCGACAGAGGATGATCGCCGCCATCAAAAGCGCACCGCTTGGGAGGGTAGACCGTAAGATAGCCTTACTGCGGTACGTCGAGCGGCTTCCGCTGCCGGACATTGCAGCACAGACACATTACAGCCGGACGGCGATAGGCTACCGGCTGAAAAGCATTGAAAAAATGCTGAATGTGTGATATACTAATCATACGAGATGGTGGATAGCGCATACACATCCATCATGAATGTATGCAAGAGACCAGCGGAAGAACGTTTACCCGCTGGTCTCTTTTTTTCAACCCCCGGTGTTCCGTTTGGAGCATCGGGGGATTTTTTTACTTTTTCTTCAATTCCTCAAGCCTGCTGGAAAGTTCTTCTTCCCATCCTTCATGTTCTTTAAGGTACGGGGCGTAGATCAGTTCTTCGGCCTCTTTGCGGGCCGCAACGGCTTCCTCGACCGTGTCATAGCTGCCGAGATGATATTGCTTGCGTTGGAAATTGATATATGCACGCCATCGACCGTGGCAGTCTTTACACACGCCATTTGCGCCAGAAGTGGAATTTTTATTGATATGGCCTCCGACCGCCCTTGTGCGAATCGACATAAGGGAAGAGCCACCCGCGTAAGCTGTGCTGTGAATTGCCCCGGTTTTCTCTCCAATGTCCCTGTTGCAATCTGCGCAATGCTGGATTCGAGAAAGCCTTGTGATCTTTACGGCGGTTTCCTTCCCACATTTCGGGCAAATAGCACGGCATAGAAAGCAGCCTGACCTCTTTTCGGGCAAAATTTCCAATACTTTCCATCCGTTAATAATCTGTCCTTCTTTTTTCTTCGCCTTTCGTAAAGCCGTCTCCGTCATGGCTGGCTTTTGCCCTCGATTCGCGCAAGACAGACAGCTTCGGCTTTTGCCAAGACGCAGGGAGCTGTCATACACGTCTTTTACCACTCCGCACGCACACTGGCATGTGTAGTAGTGCGGCTTTTCAGACGGCGCAAGCACCGTCCACTTTCCAAAATGCTTTCCAGTCAAATCTTCTGCCATAACATTCTCCTCAGATCAGCCCATAGTGCTCGGCCAGCAGGAAGCGGACGTATTCCGGGCAGTCGCGCTCGCCCAAACACCACCCCTGCACCGTGCGGCGCGGGATTCCTGCCCGCTTTGCAAATACGGTCTGCGACAGACCGGTACGGTCTACCAACTCCCGCATGGACAGGTGCGCAACGTCCCAGATGGTGGACAGCCTTTCTTTCTCGGCGTCCAGATCGGCGCAGCCATCGGAATCGTCCGGGATGCTGAGGGTGACGTTACCGAGAAAAACTTCTTTCGGCTGCTTGGCAGCCATGCCAAAAAGTTCTGCTTTGCTATACATGGTTGACTTCCTTTCTTTCGCATGATAATATGTTCGTGTACCTCCATGGTACGTCTTTCACAAAAGCCCCGTCAGGTGTTCGCTGCACTTGACGGGGCTTTTTTATTTAGTAGATCTCAACGCCCAGTTTTTCGGCGGCGGCTTCAACGACTTCTTCAAACGAGGGGCCGCGATTCGGGTCGTTCCAGTCGTAATCGCCAGCGGATGCAGCTTCCCACTCTTCTTCCATGTCAGCTGCCTTGCACAGCTCGGTGCACAGCTCGTAATCCCAGACATCGGACTTGCGGATGTCAGCGGCGATTTCAATAGCGTTTCTCATAATTTTGTACCTCCATGTTGTTGTGTGTTGGTGTCTTTCACTGTCTTTATTATACGCTCATTGAGCGCAAAATACAAGTCTATTTATAAAATTTTGTGCTCAATGAGCACTTTTTTTCTTTTGGCAAAATAGAGCATTTTGTCCTTCGTTGGTCGCTCGTTGCCTCTCCCGCCGGTCGGATCTGCTACACTGGGCGCAAAGGAGGCAAGCGCCAATGTGGATCAAGTTCAGCCCCAACCCCCACGGGGGCAGCGTCGGGGATTGCGCCGTGCGTGCTGTAGCGGCTGCCACAGGGCAGAGCTGGGAGCAGGTCTACATTGGATTGGCGCTGACCGGATTTGCCCTCGGCGATATGCCTAGCGCAAACCGCACATGGGGCGCGTACCTTCAAAAGCGCGGGTTTAAGCGCCGTTTGGTGGAGGCAGACTGCACCACCTGTTACACCGTGGCAGATTTTGCCCGGGAGTACCCGAACGGCGTGTATGTACTGGGCTGCTCCGGCCACGTTCTGGCCGTGGTCAACGGCGACTGGCTGGACAGCTGGGACAGCGGCGCAGAATGCCCGATCTACTACTGGTACAAGGAGGACTAAGCAATGCCGATCTATAACGGATACCCACAAGTGTATTACCCGCAACAGCCGCAAGGGCAACTTGAACAGCTCAGGGCAGCACAGTACCAGCCTCAGCCTGTCATGATGCCGACAATGCAGGGGCAGGCCGCACCGGCTGACAGCGGCTTTATCTGGGTACAGGGTGAAGCGGCTGCCCGTGGCTATCTTGTCGCCAACGGGAGCCGGGTGCTTTTGCTGGATGCCGATTCCGATACCTTTTACATCAAAGAAGTGGGACAGGACGGCAGGCCGTTCCCTCTCCGCATCTACGACTACAAAGAACGCACCAGCGGCCCCAAAGCGTCGATTGCGGCAACGCAAGCCGCAGGCGGGGAGTATGTCACCCGCAAGGAGTTTGACGCGCTGGCGGCAAAGCTGGCGGCGTTGGAGAAGCAGGAAGCACCAGAGCCGGAAAAGGAGAGCTAAACGATGAGCAGCAGCTTGTATAACTCGATGGGCCGACAGACCCAGAACCCCATTGGCGGGCAGTTCCAGCAGTTTATGGGCCAGATGCAGGGAAAGAACCCGCAGGAGATGATAAACCAGATGCTCACCTCCGGGCAGCTCTCACAACAGCAGCTCAACGCCATTCAGCAGCGGGCACAGCAGATCGCGCCGATGCTCAACGGCATGAAAAATATGTTTGGATTCTAAAATGCGGCCGCATTTAGAATAAATTTCAAAATCTAACGTAAAGGAGTAAAACTATGTCTCTTTCTTCTGATAGCACGGTTCTGACCATGCCGGTACAGCCCGCCAATGGCTACAGCAACGGCTTCAACGGCTGGGGCGGCGACTGGATGGGCTGGATCGTCCTCTTCCTGATTTTCGGCATGTTCGGCTGGGGCGGCATGGGCGGCTTTGGCTGGGGCGGCGGCATGGGCGGCGCTTCGCCTTATATGACCAGCGCTGTCACACAGGCAGACCTGCAGCGCGGCTTCGACAACCAGAGTGTCATGAACAAGCTGAACGGGCTGGAAAGCGGCCTGTGTGATGGCTTCTATGCCATGAACACTGGGATGCTTCAGGGCTTCAACGGCGTGCAGCAGGGCCTGAACGGTGTCACCAACGCCATGCAGCAGGGCTTCAACAGCACCAACGTTGCGCTGATGCAGGGTCAGAATGCTCTGGCTACACAGCTGGCAGACTGCTGCTGCAAGACCCAGACCGCGATCCAGGGAGTCAACTACAATCTGGCCACTCAGGAGTGCGACACCCGGAACCAGATGCAGCAGGGCTTCTGCGCAACGCAGAACGCCATGAACAACAACACCCGGGACATCATCGAGAATCAGAACAGCAACACCCGCGCGGTGCTTGACTTCCTGACCAACGATAAGATCGCCACCCTGCAGAGCGAGAACAACGAGCTGCGCCGGGCTGCTTCTCAGGATCGCCAGAGCGCGCTCCTGACCACCGCGATGAACGCGCAGACCAACCAGATCATCGGAACGCTTCAGCAGAAGGTTCCTGTGCCTACCTATCAGGTGCCCAACCCCAACGCCATTTACTATGGCTGTGGGACCGGCTGCGGCAGCTGCGCATAACCGAATCACGGCAACTGACTGCAAATTGTATGTAGTCTGTTCAGCCCCTGAGCTGATTTTGCAAACCAGAGCGCCGGGGCAGCAGTCCCGGCGTTTTTATTATGAAAGGAGCCGATAAAATGGCTGAATTTAGCAACTCTAACACCGTTAGCGTGGCGGCGGGTGAAAACCTTTCCCTGACCGAGACCGCGGTGAAAGCCCCTGCCTGCATCATGCACCGTGAGGGCAGCGGCCTCGTGACCCTGCGCGGTCTGACCAATCAGTGCAGGGCCCGCTTCAAGGTAAGCTTTGGCGGCAATGTCGCCATTCCCACCGGCGGCACTGTGGGGCCCGTTTCCGTGGCGCTGGCTGTCGGCGGTGAGTCGCTGACCAGTGCGACTGCCATTGTCACCCCGGCGGCAGTCGAAAATTACTTCAACGTTTTCGTGGCCGCGTTCATCGAGGTGCCGCGCGGCTGTTGCGTGACCGTGGCGGTTAAAAATACCAGTACGCAGGCAGTCAGCATTGCAAACAGCAATCTGATCGTTGAGCGGGTAGCATAAGAAAGGAGATAAAGCCATGCTGGATAAACTGAATCACCTGAAGGATGAGATGTGCGACGAGCTCATGGAACTGACCGACAAAAAGAACCGGTCCCCTGGCGATGTTGAGATGATCGGCGAGATCGTGGACATCATTCTGGACATCCACCGCATTGAGGATTACTGTGAGGGCGGCGAGTACAGTCGTGCGGGCGAGTGGGCTGCTGACATGCGCGGGACTTTCGGCCACGATGCCGGAAACGGTTACAACCGGGGCAACAGCTATGCCAACCGAGGCCGTCACTATGTTCGTGGGCATTACTCCCGCACGGATGGCCGTGAGCGCATGATCTCTGACATCGAGGACATGATGAAGGAGGCCACCGGCGCAGAGCGCGATGCATACAAGCGGGCCGCTGACATCTTGCGCAACGCATAAGAAAGGGGGCGGCAGGTATGGATATTGACGAGATCAACGAGCATATCCGCAAGCTCAAGTGCGAGGAAACCAGCTGGCAGAGCGTCAACAAGCTTGCCGCCCTTTGTACTGTGCGAGACGAGCTGGAAGAAGCACATGTACCCGAAACGCAGACTAAGGAATTGCCGCCTGTAAACTGCCTGACGGCGTACTCTGCAGCAGCAGAGCCGCAAAGCGACTTTGTGGCGGCCGCCAGCTCTGTTCCTTTTGGTGGTCTGATGCAGGTGCTTGACGAGCACATGAAGGCAATAAAGCTGGTGTACCCGAAAGAGTATGAGCTCGTAATGCGGAAGATAAGCGACTTGTAAAAAGACATAAAATGTGCTATTTTTACATAGCCTTCAACGTTGGGACACGAGACGCATAGTCTAACAATAAGTTAACAAGTCAATAACAATTTACGCTAATGCGTCAAATAAACTTGATTTGTAATCAGTGGGTTGCAGGTTCGACTCCTGTCACCAGCTCCAAAAATAAACGCACGAACGATGAAAACGAATCATTCGTGCGTTTTTCTTTTTGCTTGAAATGCCTTGAAATCTCCTGAATGAATGCGATAATCCAACAAACAATCTAACAAGTCAGTACTTCATCTTCTGCATTTCCCGCAACAAATATGTCGGATCGTTGTGGGACACGTACTTATTGGCCGTGGTGGAGAAATTTTTGTGCCCGAGGATTGCCTGTACCGCGGTCTTTTCCAGGCCGCACTCCACCATCTTACTACTGGCCGTGTGGCGCAGCGTGTGTGGATGCACGCCCTCTATATGGCATTCCTGCATCAACGCCCGGAACTTTGTAGCCACGTTGCGCTTATCCAGCTTTGTGCCGGCCTTGGATGGAATCAGCCATTCGCACCCGCTGTCAAGCATCCAAAAGGAAATGATCTTGTAAATGGGCTCAAGGATGGGGATGATGCGGTTCTTGCCCGCTTCTGTCTTTTCACCGCCCTGCATGTACCGCTCTTTCAGATGCACATCCTCGCAGCGCATGGAAAGCAGCTCGTCGATGCGCATGCCGGTATAAAGCAGTACCATTGCGATTTGCGCCGTCTGCCCAAACCTCGGGTCGTCCTGTCGGCTGCTGATCTGCTCGATCTCTTGGGCGGTCAGGGTGCGCTCTGCTTTTCCTGTAGCCGCCGGGAGCTGCAGCAGCATGGCATAATTTTTGTTTATGATGTCCTGCGCCATTGCCCACTCGCAGATCTGGCTAAAAAGCGTGCGCTGTTTTTCACAGGAGCTTCGGGAGAGCCCTTTTTCCACCATTGCGTCAATGACCTGTTGATAATCTGCCGCTTTTAAGTCCCGCAATTGTCGGTCGTATAGCGGCGCAGCCTTTGCATAGGCCAGCTCGTACCCCTTTTGCATGTCCGTGCTGAGCTTTTGAAACTTTGGCTGAGCTTTCCATTGGGTATAGGCATCCGCAAAAGTGCATTTCAGAAGCGCAGCGGGGGTGTTCTGGGCGTTGTAAGCGTCCAGCTCTTGTACTGCTTCGCCTGCCGTTTCAAACGTTCCCAGAACATCCCTGCTGGCTGTGAGTGCAACATACGGTCTTGCCCGCGTCCCACTCAGTTTATACACGCTGCCGCTGCCCTTTGGACGGCGGCGCTTTTTTCTTTGCTGCGGGGCGGCTTCCGGCTGTTTCTTTCCGCACCACGGACAAAAAGAAGCACCATCCGGGATCTCTTTCCGGCAGCATGGTCTCACGCATTTCATGGCTTACTCCTTTTTCTGCCCGATATATCCGAATGCACCATTTTCAGCAGCGGCCCTTCCGGCCCTGTAGTTGATCTTCAGGTCGTCAATGGGAGGATGCGGAGCGTCCGGGCATGGGTCTAGGCCCATGCTCTGGGCAAAGCTGTATTGGTCTATGATGGTCCCGCAGACGCTGACCCGGTTGTTGAGTGGGCAGTGCAGGTTTGCTGCCATCTCGGAGATCACCGCAGGCGGACTGCTGCCGTGTCGGCCCTTCAGAATGAAAAGCAGCAGTCGCTTCGTGATGGGCGGCAGAGCCCTCATCAGCAGATGCAGCTCCCAATCTACAGAATCTTCCAGCCTTTCGCTGTCGGAAACCGCATACAGATCTGGGTGCAGCATCTCCATAAACACGGTGATGGGGGACACCCCACATGCTGTGCACCAATCCATGACCTCGTCACTGTCCGGGCTGGTGCAGCCTTTTTCCCAGCTCTGTACCGTCCTCTCACCCTTCTCGATGAGCCTTGCGATCTCCACTTGGCTCAGGCCGGCAGATACCCTGGCCTTTGCAAGCGCTTTTCCAATCTGGGTTGCCGTAAAATAACTCATACTTTCGCCCCCGTAAAACCAACGTGTTTTTAACAGAAAATGGCGCAGAAAAAATCTGCGCCATTCGACAAAAAATATCCGTATTTTGTTTTCCAACGGCGCATGGTAGAATTTGGAACATAAGACATAAATGTGCACAAAAGAAAGGGGAAAACAAAATGGATTTTGAGCAAATAAATGGTAAAGAAACCGAAATGACCATCATCGACGGAATGCCCGCCAGCATCCTGACCGGCACCGACCGCACACCACAGCCTTGGGAGGATTGACTATGGAGAAGATGAGCCACTTTTGCACGCACATCCGCGCCGCGCTTGCCTGCTACGTTGATATGACCCCGGAGCAGCAAGCCCTTGCCACCATGTACGCCGCCCGCAAGATCAATACACTGCACGCATTACATATGACGGCCAAAACGCCCGGCGGCGCAGAGACTGGAGCAGGGGAGTTGTTGCAAAAAATGCAACAACTCGATGCAACCTATCAAAAAGAGTGATGGGCAAACCCATTGACTGCGACAACACACGGTTGTATAATGCGGTTGTAAATAAGTTTACACATCAATATCCAACAGCAGTGACACCGTATTCTGCCTGGCTTTGGCTAAATCCCTCAAACTCTAGCTGTTCAATCAGACCGGAGCGAGAGAAGGACATGGAATTGATATAATTTTTTGCTCTTATCGCAGCCTGTTCGTTCCAGTCGGCGCCACAATGATCTACGGCATAAGTAGCATCTTCCGTGGAATATCCTTCATACTCAAGCTGGCCTTCAAGGCTGCTGTAAGAGAATCCCATACCAGCACTCAGGTAGTTTTCGGCAGACCGCAAAGCGTTTCTCTGCCCCATTGTAAGGCTATCATCGGCAGAAATTGACGATTTTATGGACGTGCTGCTCTTTGTTCCGGACGCTGAAATTGTCGTGCCGGAAGAAGGGGTGATCATCATAACGAACACGATCAGCGCAACACTAACAGCGACCGCACATCCGCATCCGTGACCTTTTTTCTTCTTTTCAGGTTTTTCGTCCGATTCGATAGCTGCTGTCACGGAACCCGAAGCAACAGGTGCTCCACATTCAGGGCAGAATTTCACGTTCTCAATTTCAGCTCCGCATTTTGGACATTTCATAAAACGCACCTCACATATACAAAAATGAGCAGCCAACCAGCTGCCATAAAACAAAATTATCAAAGAGCTTTGCCAAAGGAGGGAAAGAAAGTGCAAGAAAATAGCACAAAGTTGATGAAAGAAACCACGGAATGTGTTATACTTGAGAAAATCAAGATTGCACTTTCCCTTGGTATCGACGTGGATAAACTCTTAAAGGAGGCAACGCAAAATGTCGAATAATACGCTTCTTTTTATCATCGCCGTGTTTGTTATCGCAATATTTGCGATTCTCGCCTACGAGTTCTTTCATCTCAATGATTTTGCGCTTTTTCGTCGAAAGCCGGAACCGGAGCCGGAACATAAGCACCTTGACGACCTTTTCCGAGCAGAAGTCATGTATACAGGCGTGACCCTCGGAAGTATCTGCGAACTTTGCCCCAAAACCATTTTTAGGGTAAAGGACGGACGCGGCGGATATTTCGCTCTCGACACCGAAAAAGTGGATGAAAAAAAGCTGCGCTTTTACAAAACCATTTTTGTTAAAGCACTGGATGCCCCGAATTACGAGCTGGAGGTGCCTGACCCGTCACTTCTTTGAGTAAAGAAGTACGTCAACAGAGCAGAGATAGCAGCGATAACAGCACTTTGAAAAAACTGTTTTCGTGAAATCATCTGCTCTTTTTCTTTTTTCAAAAAGTACGTTCGTCCTTTTGCAGTCAAAGCTAAATAATGGTACGTCTTGTACGTTCGCGCATCTACCTGCTCGCCGCTTGTTTTGATTTCGGCATAACCATCCGCGACAAGCAGATCCGCAAGAACCGCAGAGTCCTCTTTGAATTCTTCTGAAAAAGTTCCAGTCAGCACTCCTATCGCCTTGGGATCCTTTTGATAAAGTTCAAGAAGATATTGAAGCGCTTTCTCTTCCTGCTTTAGCTTAACCATTCCCATTACCACCCATCATATTCAAAGCTGCATCAATGGAAATGTCCAGCGAGTTTAGAAAAGCTTCCTGCTGTTTTGTCGGCAACTTGCTCAGCTTATCTAATATAGTATAAGCTTTTACTTTCACATCTTCATCCAGCTCACTCCCTTCACCGGGGGTGGGCTTTTCTTTTTTTTCTTCGCCCATAAGCTCTTCAATAGAAATTCGTAGAAAATCAGACACAAGCAGTAGCTTATCTTTCGGCGGATAGCGCTTTCCATTGGCCCATTTTCCTACTGTTCCGTTGGCAAATTTCAAATCTTTCTCCATTTTTGTAATGGAGCTTCCTTGATTTTTGCACGATACACGGATGAATTCTACCAGCTCAGGCAAAGAACGCATAAAAAACTCCTCCAATAGCCTAATTTTCTATTGACAACTAGAAAATTAGGCTATATAATAGAGAGCGTAAGGAGCAAACAAAACCAAAGCCCCTGACAATATTATATCGGGCAGACGCTAGATTTTATTCACTTTGTACCTCGCAACTACATAGTAGCATATTTTCTAGTGATTTTCAAGCCCGGAAAGGAGAATTGCTAGTGAATGTATCAAAAATTGACCAGTTTTGCAAGTTGCACGGGCTGAGCCGCACCGATCTGGAGGCGGCGGCAGGCCTGAGCAACGGCGCAATTGGGAAGTGGGAACGCTCGATTTACGGGCCCAGCCTTTCACAGCTGCTTAAGCTCGCAAAGTATTTCAAGGTCACACTGAACGAGCTTGTGGTCTACGATGAGGAAGGAAAAGGAAAGGAGAATACAAGTGCCTGATTTTGAAACCTTTTTGCTTGCGCTTGCATCGATTGCGCTCATTGTCGTTGCTTTTGGCTTTTCGTGGGCAATTATATCTGGCCTTTGGTGGCTCATTTGTCACTTTGTCGGATGGCAGTTCACTTTCGGCGTGGCCACCGCGATCTGGATTGTGGCGATGCTTCTGAAATGGGTGACAAGCCATGATTAAGCCCGAACCGTGGACAGGCCGTTTAGTGGGCCGGATGCACAACAACCAGATTACAGTAGACGACGTAGCAAAGCATCTTGGGTTTTCGAGAAGCTACTGTTCACTGATTTTGAACAGCAAGCGCAACCCTCCCGGCATTCGGGAAAAGATGGAAACTGCCGTCAGCGAGATCATCAAGGAAAAGGAGGACAAAACGGCATGAGCGAATTAAGCAATCTCATCCCCATTAGCTACGACAACCCGGAGCGCCCCACTGTGAGCGGCCGGGAACTGCACGACTTCCTTAACATCGAAACTCCGTATGTCAAGTGGTTTAACCGCATGACGGAGTATGGTTTTACTGAGGGAGAGGACTACGCAGAGGTTTTGGACAAAATTGTCCAAAACCCCAAAGAGGGCGGTAGACCTGCTACTGACCACCAGCTCACCATCCCGATGGCGAAGGAGCTGTGCATGATCCAGCGCAACGAGCGTGGCAAGCAGGCCCGGCAGTATTTCTTGGCCGTGGAGGCGCAGTGGAACAGCCCGGAAGCGGTAATGCGCCGTGCGGTGCTTATTGCAGACCGCAAAGTGAAAGAGCTGCAAAGCGTGAACCGCAGCCTGCTGGCCGAGAACAACGACCTGAAGCCGGATGCAGAGTATGCCCGGGCGGTGTGCGTGGGCAAGAACTGCCGCACCACTACCACCCTTGCCAAGGATTACGGCCTGAGCGCCGAGAAACTCAACAGCATCCTCCACGGCCTGAAGATCCAGTACAAGACCAGCGACGGGCAGTGGGTGCTATACGCCAAGTATTGCGGCAAGGGCTACACCAAAAACCGCAAATCCACGCCGTTCCAGCACAAGAGCACCGGCGAGTGGGACACCAAGAACACCACCGTATGGACGGAAGCGGGGCAGCGGTTTATCTATGAGCAGCTCAAGGCCGTGGGAATGCTGCCCAGCGTGGAGCGCAGGCAGAGCGTGGAGCAGATGGAAGCCGCAGTCAGCGAACTGATCAAAGAAAAGGAGATATGAGCGTATGAACCAAAACAAAAAGCCCAGCGAACCTGTGGAAGAGGAACGCCAGGCAGAACTTGACAAGGAAGTTGAGTATCAGCTTCGACAAATCGTTTTGACCATGCGGTCATTTTCTCGCATGGAAGAACGACAGAGAAAAATCAATCGTGAACGTAATGCAGAATACCGGAAAACCATCATAACGGCAATCGTTTTTCAGAGCATTGCATTTGCGTTTATGATTGCCTCTCTTATTACGACAGTTGTAAAAGCAGCGTTATAAGAGCAACAACAAAAGAAGCACCACCAAAAACGGCGGCTACGATTCCAACGATGATTGAAATAATAGTCAGTTTGCGGTTTTTCTTGATTTCTTTCGCCTGTTCTTTTAGATCCGCTTCATATTGTTCCAGCAGTTTTCTTACATCATCAGCATTTTGCTGCTGAATCTCATACAGCGTTGGTCGTTGCGGGTCGTACAGGCTTTTAACATTTCCCCTGCCGGCGCTCAGAATGTGCTCTACTTCATCTGAGCGTTGATTGAAGTGTTCCAATGAATTCATTTTTTCACCCCCCTCCCGCTCAAGTATAGCACAGGAGGGGCAGAGTACAAGGAGGACAAAACAGGACTATGACAGACATCATCTTATCCACCCAGAACGGCGAGCCGGTAGCATCCAGCCGCCAGATCGCCGAGAGTTTCGGCAAAGACCACAACCATGTTATGCGGGACATTAAAGCCCTTGAAGAGGGTGTGTCCAAAAATGGACAGACCCCTATGTTCTACAAAACCGAGTACACCCACGAGCAGAACGGTCAGACTTACCCCATGTACCTGATGAACCGTGACGGCTTTACGCTGCTGGCTATGGGTTTTACCGGCAAGGCGGCGCTGGAATGGAAGCTGAAGTACATTGCGGCGTTCAACGCCATGGAAAAGCAGCTGGCACAGCGCCCGCAGCTTTCCCGCGCCGAGTTGATGGCACAGGCCCTGATTGCCGCCCACGACGAGTTGGAGCACAAGGACAAGCAGATTGCGGAGCTGACCCCGAAGGGCATCTTTGCGGATGCCGTGAGCGCCAGCAAGAAGAGCATCCTTGTGGGCGAGTTGGCAAAGCTGCTGTGTCAGAACGGCGTGCAGATCGGGCAGAACCGGCTGTTCAGCTGGATGCGGGAGCGCGGCTACCTTATCAAAGACTCAAAGCGCAGCGACTACAACATGCCCACCCAGCGGGCCGTGGAGCAGGGCCTGTTCGAGATCAAGGAGACCACCGTGGTGCACTCCGATGGACACACCAGCATCAACAAGACACCCAAAGTGACCGGCAAAGGTCAGATCTACTTTGTGAACCAGTTCGTGAAGCGGTAAAGCCACGGCGTGGCGTAAGCAATATATTTTGGAGGTTACTATTATGAAAAAACTGCATGTGAAAGCTACGTTTATTGAGCCGGTGCTTGGCACCTGGCCCGCAAATCCCAATGTGGCCCGCGAGTTCATCGCCAGCAAGTCGCCGGATGCTGCAACCATCGAGGATGAAGTGGCGGCTCTTGGCCCTGATGCGGTAGCCGACAAGGGCATGACCGTTTTCCCGCGTGACCCGGACGGCAATCCGATCTTTTACGATTACCAGATCAAAGGCATGTTTAAGGATGCTTGCGGCATGCTTTCCCGCATCGGCGGCAAGACCGAGACTGGCAAGAAGAAGGCCGTCAACGAAAGCGGCAAGCTGACTGCTTACAAGAAGGTCATTGACGGCCTGATCTTCGTTCAGCCCCGCATGATTCTCATTCACGTGAATGGTGAGATTACCGACTGCCAGCGTCCGTTGCGTGCCCAGACCGCACAGGGCGAGCGCGTGAGCCTTGCCAACAGCGAGGAAATCCCGGCGGGCAGCAGCTGCGAGTTTGACGTGACCCTCCTTGACGACAGCCACGAAAGGGCCGTGCGCGAGTGGCTGGATTATGGCCAGCTCCGCGGCATCGGCCAGTGGCGCAACAGCGGAAAGGGCCGGTTTACTTACATCGCCTATGAGGTGAAGGACTGAGCGCAAGGGCATGGCATTGACGGCCCTGATTCGCGGAGGCGGAGTGCAGCGATGCTTGGCAACGGCAAGGCTGAGTTCGATTGGCCGTGCGATGCTTGGCAAAGGCAAGGCACGGCGGTGCAAAGCAAAGGCTATGAGGTGAACTGCTGTGCAGTGGCACTGAGAAGCACGGACAGGCAAGACAAAGGAATGGCAGAGAAAAGCGCTGATGTGATTTGCGAAGGAAAAGTGGTGCACCGTAACGATTCGCTGCGGCAAGGCTTTGCTTCGGATGCATTGGCATGGAAGAGAGAAGAAATGCCGAGAGTTGCGCAGCGATGGCATGGCAAAGAGCGGTCCAGGCGTTGCGTTGCGATGGCACAGCAAAGAAAAGACATTTTATTAAACATTTTATTAAAAGGAGAAACGAGCATGAAAAAAATTATTGTTGGTGTAGCGTCCGTATTGGCAAGCGCTTTGCTGATGGCCGGATGCAATAAGCAGGTTATTGACCTGACCTATGAATACAACTGGGCGCAGCTGAAAATGCCAGACGGAACGATTGTCGAGGGCAATGTCGAAAGCTGGTGCGACTATGAAGGCGACCAGCTTCAGGTTGTGATTGACGGTGTGACCTATCTGGTTCATTCGTCCAATGTTGTGCTGCGACATTGATAGAAAGGAGGACACCCATGAGTGCGAAGATCATTGCCTATAAAGCCATGGACAAAAATATGCAGTGCCGTAGCAAGCAGTATGAGGTGGGCAAGACCTACCATGAGGACAAAGCTGACTGCTGCCACGCTGGTATGCACGCCTGCGAGAACCCGCTGGATGTGCTGCACTACTACCCGTTGAGGAATGGCCCGCGCTTTTTTGAGGTCGAGTGCGGCGGGAACGTGGATAAAAGTGGAGAGGGCAGTAAGCTGGCCTGCACTGAGCTGACAGTGAAAGGTGAGGTGAATTTTGCAGGGCTGGTAAAAGCTACGGTGAATGCCGTTTTTAATCGGGTGAAGGGCAAAGAACCTTTTTCCAGCGGCGATTACAGCACGGCGGGTTCCAGCGGCGATTACAGCACGGCGGGTTCCAGCGGCAATTACAGCACGGCGGGTTCCAGCGGCGATTACAGCACGGCGGGTTCCAGCGGCTATTACAGCACGGCGGGTTCCAGCGGCAATTCCAGCACGGCGGGTTCCAGCGGCGATTACAGCACGGCGGGTTCCAGCGGCAATTCCAGCACGGCGGGTTCCAGCGGCAATTACAGCACGGCGGGTTCCAGCGGCAATTCCAGCACGGCAGCAGCCACTGGGGCTTATTGCAGCGCAAAAGCAGACGGAAAAGATAGCATTTCCGTTGTAAACGGTGCTTGCGGTAAGGCGTGCGGCGCACTGGGCTGCTATCTGGTGCTGACCGAGTACGATGATGACGGCAATATGTTGCTGGCCAAAATGGCAAAGGTTGACGGAGCCGTTATCAAAGAGAACACCTGGTACACCCTCGAAAATGGCGAGTTTGTGGAGGCTGCACCGTGAAGAAGCACTACAACAAGCGTTGGCTTGAACAGCGCTGGGATGCAAGGCAGCCGGAGCGGTTGGAGCATATCCGGCTGAAACGGCAGCTGAGAACAAAAAAGGAGGTGGACGATAATGAAGCCGAACATGGGAATCGCAGAGTGCGTCCAGATTCTTCGGGACAACAACATCTCAAAGACCGAAAAGGTCTTGAGAGCGCAGATCCAGGCGGGAATTTTCCCGGAGTGGTCAAAGCCGTCCGTAGGAACAAAAGAGCCTTGCCCTGACATCTCCCGTGCCAGGTTTATGGCGTGGGTGAAGGATTTTTACAAGCTCGAAAAGGTTTATACAAAGGAGGATCCGAAAGAATGAAACTCAAATCTACTACTTACTACTGGTTGGCTGTCGTTTTTGGCGGCGTTGGAATGGGCGCAGCTATGGGTGCAGAGGGCACCGCGCAGACCACCGGATATATCTCCAGCACACTGTTTGCGGTGTCGCTGGTGCTGATTTTGGCCGCCGTTCTGCTGGCTCGTCTGGGCTTTGCCGCAGAGGACAGGGAGAGAGCCGCAAAGCGGCGCAAGTACGGCAAGATCAACCGTGCCCACGCCCGCAACCCGGAATACCCGGAGAATCAGGAGCGTGGGGCATGATGACGGCCAAAGAGTACGTTGAGGGCAAAGTCAAATCCTACACGCGGCTTGCCGAACGCTGCAGGCGAGAAGCCGAAGCCTCAGATGACATTGTTGTCCGGGCCGGATACTCCGCACGGGCAAACGTCTGGGAGATGTGCGCCGAAGAAATGGACAACGTGCGTGAGATGCTGCAAGAGGAGTCCGGGGAGATCACGTATGCCTGACACTGTCCACCATGTCATGTGGTACACCGTGTACGATGCCAAGACCGGAGACCTGATTGCCAGCGGTACGTCTGAGATGTGTGCCAGACGGCTGGGTTACAAAACCGCAAACAGTTTTGCGTCCGCAAGCAGCCACAGCCGCAACGGCAGGCGTCGGGCTCGCAAGTACATTTTTGAAAAAGAGTGCATCCGACGTGATGAGGTGGACAGCCTGCCGCAGCGTCGCAAGCGTAAAAAAGAAGCAGCCTGCCCGTGATACCAGCACGGACAGACCACAAGGTGACGGGGTTCCAGACCTCCATCACCACAAAGATATCACAAACAGGAGGTTTTTACAATGGATGACGTGGCATTTTACTATTGCTACGGACACCGCAAAGGGCACTGCTGCATTGACGTGCAATGCTTTGAGGGCGAGCCGGTCAAGGCCAGCGTGGACGCCCAGCACTGGGCAGATGAGCAGATCCAGACCGGCGAATATAGCCAGATCGACGTCAAGGACGCCCTGGGCAACCTGATCTATTCGAGGTGAATATTTATGCAGTGCAGTGAAAAAGGCAAAATCTGCTTGAACTACGCGTCCAACGTGCCGGAGTGGCAGTTGGACATGACCCTGGATGCGCTGGCCGCGCTTGGCGCCGCCGTGAGCGCCTGCGGAAAGGTGCAGAAGGCCGTTGCCGGAGATCTGGCGTGGATCAAGAGACACCCGAACAGCATGTATATGGGCACGGAGCCCATCGACCGGGCGCGGGCGTGCAATGAGGCCGCAACCGCCCTTGGACGGGCCGTCTATGCGCTGGAAGTCATTCTGTGCCAGTCCAGCCAGTTCGGATTTGCACATGATCTGGCCTGTGCCGCACAGACCGGCTATAACGTTGAGCATGTGGCGCTTGAGACCCGCTGCCGTGAGCACGGGTGCGAGGAGGTAGCATATAGGCATGGATAAAACGAGCATTTATGAGGCATCCCGATCTGTCCCGCCGGAAGCGCAGAAGCGGATCAGCGGCGGGCGGCTGAACGGCATGACCGACATCAACCCCATGTGGCGCGTCAAGAAGCTGACCGAGCTTTTCGGCCCGGCGGGCATTGGTTGGAAGTTCGACCCGCCAGTATTCGAGGAAAAACCCGGCGTCAACGGCGAGGTGATGGTGCATTGCTTCACCTGCCTGTACATCCGGCAGGATGATGGGACCGCCTGGAGCGCTCCTATCCCAGGCGTTGGCGGGTCCATGCTGATTTCCACCGAGAAAAGCGGCCAGCGCACAGACGATGAAGCGTATAAAAAAGCCTACACGGACGCCCAGGGCGTGGCATGTAAGGCGCTTGGTATCGGTGCAGACGTGTATTGGAACGCAGATGCAACCAAGTACAGCGCCCCTGCAGCAAGGCCTGCACAGAAGCCCTCCGCCCAGCCTGTCTGTGCCTGCTGTGGGAAGCAGATCACTGGCATCAAGTCCAAGGACGGAAAATCTGCGCTGACCGCCGAACAGGCAGCCGACCGCAGTTTCAAAAAATACGGGCGTGTCCTCTGCATGGAGTGCGCCAGAAAGCAGCCGAAAGAAGATGGAGGATTGACGCATGCTTAACGTTGTAGCCATCATGGGCCGCATTGTGGCGGACCCGGAACTCAAGACCACCACGCAGGGCACCAACGTGTGCCGTTTTTGTATCGCCTGCGACCGAAGCTATGTCCGTCAGGGCGAGGAACGCAAGGCCGATTTTATTGACATTGTCGCATGGCGGCAGACTGCCGAGTTCGTCTGCAAGTATTTCCAGAAGGGCAGCCTGATCGCCATCGACGGCAGCATCCAGACCCGCCAGTATCAGGACAAGAACGGCAACAACCGCACCGCTTTCGAGATCGTGGCCAACAATGTGAGCTTTGCGGGCGCAAAGGCGGCGGGGAAGTCCGCTGCACGGAGTTTTGAGCAGCAGACGCAAAGTTATGCACAGCAGGCAAACGCCTCTCACAGCGCACCGCAGGACGGTTACGCGCAGGGCGAGCCGGACGACTTTGCCGAGATTACAGACGACGGCGACCTGCCGTTCTGAAACGAAAGGAAAGGAAAAAATGAAACTTATTGTTGTTAATGGTGGAAACGCAATTATTAACGCAGACACCGTTATGGAAATTCACAAAAATTATCATGCTCTTTTGGCTTACGGCGAAAGTAAAAATATGCATCGTCTGACTGTTTACACAAACTGTGGAGAGAACGGATCGTTTTACGATATCGGATCTTATACGGACGAAAAAATTTGCAATACAGTAATGGATAAGCTGAGCGATTTTCTCACGAGCGATGACGACATTACGTTTAGAGCACTCAATGATGTTGACTTCATTGAACGTTTTCCTGAAGTAAAAATTAAATACTGACCGGCAAAACGATGTGCTATCTGACGTTACGGGCGCTCAAAAGGAAGGAGGTGGAGCATGGAAGAGGAAGTAAGGCCAAAGGCTTTGATGATCCCGTTTGACAAGTTCGTCATTCTGGATATCCTCCCGCCGGAACAGTACAAAAACGTTGTCACCCAGATGCGGCAGTATGTGGAGTTGAATCGGGAGCCGGAAGAGCTGCAACCCATCGAACGCATGGCATTTGAAGCACTACGCCCGTTCATGAACGAAAATATTAAAACGTATAAACGCAAAATTGACGCGCAGCACACGAACGGCAGTAAAGGCGGTAGACCGAAAAAGCCAAAAGAACCCAACGAAACCCATGGGTTTTCTGAGAAACCCAACGAAACCCATGGGGCACCAAAGTACAAAGTACAAAGTACAAAGTACAAATCTAATACTGACGTATTAGAGAGAGATGGAGACGCTGACGCGTCTACTACCCTCTCCCCAGCAAAATCGAACCGTTTCCATCCGCCGGATGCTGTGGAGGTCAAGGCGTATTTTGCCGAGAAGGGCGACTCAGATGAGCAGGCGCAGCGGTTCATGGACTTCTACACGTCCAACGGGTGGAAGGTTGGTAAGAACCAAATGAAGAGCTGGAAGGCCGCTGCATCCGGCTGGATCTCGCGGGACAAGGAGCGACAGAAAGCCTCTGCGTTCCAGCGCAACCCGGTTCGGTACGTTTCCCGCCCGCCGGAGGAAGCCGAGAAGGCCGGGGATTTCATGAGGGACGCACCGGACCGCACCATGAAGTGGCTCGAGAAGCGAAAAAAGGAGGAAGAGAATGCCCCGATACAAAGTGATCCTTGAGTGCAGCGGCCCGGTTGGAGATGCAGCACTCACCTACCGCATGACGGCTTCCAGCCCGCAGGCGGCAGAATTCAGGGCCTGCCAGATGGCGGGCGACCACTACCCAGAGTATACGGATATTCAGGCCAAGAGAATGGAGGTCGAATCCCAATGACGAACCCGACATGTAAGGATTGTCCTGCGCGGCACCCGGTATGCCACGACAGCTGCCCGAAGTACGCCGAGCTCAAGCGACAGCGGAAAGCAGAAGCCGCTTACACCCGAGAGATGCTGGACACAGGCAAGGCCTACCACTACGACCACGAGGACCGCCACCGGGAACGTGGCCGCAAGAAGTACATGGGAGCGAACGGAGGAGCGGACAGATGAAAGGAGAACAAGCATGAAAACTGTACAGGAGATTATGGCTGAAAACGGCTCTTTGGCGAACATCGAGCGCTTCCAGACCATGCAGAAGTGGGAATACAAGCGCAAGGTGGAGCACGCACAGGAAATGGCCGAGGCGTTTTACTACTGGGCAAAAGAACACGAAAAGGGCGTACACCTGTCCGTGGGCGGGCTGGATTCCATCACGCTGCATTATTTTCTGGAGAGCATCGGGCTGCCTGTTACTTGCGTGTCCTGCTCCTCGCTGGAGGGAAAGGGCGTGCAGCAGGTACACAAGCAGATGGCGGCGGAGATGGAAGCTGAGTACAAAAACTGGATGGGCGAGGGCGAAGCGCCGTCCTTCGTGTTCCTGAAGCCGCTGAAAAGCAAGGTGCAGGTCCTGCAGGAGTTTGGATGGCCTGTGATCAGCAAGGAAAAGGCCGGGAAAATTATGCTGCTGCAGAACCCGACAGAGCAAAACGCAACCGTGCGGCATGCGATCATCACCGGGGAAACCGGCGAATATGGCGGATGGCAGAAGAACAGCCGCATGAAGCTGCCGCAGAAGTGGCTCGACCTGTTCGGCGGCGCAGACGCGGAGGGCGCGGCGCTTGGGTATCAGGCGGCCCCGTTCAAGGTGTCTGACCGCTGCTGCTACTACCTCAAGGAAAAGCCCTGTAACGACTGGGCGCGGGACCACAACAGCGTTCCTTACATGGGCCTTATGGCAAGCGAGGGCGGGCGGCGTGAGAAGAGTCTGAAGATGCACGGCTGCAACTACTTCGGCAAGACGACCACCCGCAGCGCGCCTTTTGCCATTTTTGACCGGCAGGACATCTTACAGCTTGCGCTTGACCTTGATGTACCTGTTCCGGCCGAATATGGGGAGATCGCAAAAGACAAAGACGGAAGACTGTACACCACCAAGGCGCAGCGCACCGGCTGCACAATGTGTGGCTTTGGGATCCACATCGAGGGAAGGCCGCACCGGTTCGACGTTCTGCGCGAAACGAACCCCAAAGAATGGGAGTTTTGGATGAAACACGTCTGCCGGGACGAAAACGGCAACTGGTACGGCTGGGGCCGTGTGCTGGACTATATCGGCATCGGATGGGAAGACGTGCCGGAGCAGGCCGTGCAGATGCACATTGACGATTTGATTGGAGGAAAGCTATGAAAGCTGTCCTTTTGAGCATTCGGCCCAACTGGTGCAAGCTGATTTGGAGCGGGATGAAAACCGTGGAGGTGCGCAAGACTCGCCCGACACTGGAAACACCGTTCAAGGCGTACATCTACTGCACCGGTCACGATGGCTGGGTTATGAAATTGCCCAAGGCGGGCGTGCAGAAAATGGACAGCAGAGTGATCGGCGAGTTCACTTGTGACAAAATCGACAGGCTGGCCCATGTTGAAGCGATGGGAAGCAACGAACCGCCGAAGCTGCAAATTGTGACCCCGGACTTGTGGTATAAGCCTGCCGACGAGCTGCTTCAAGCTGCCTGCTTGACCGAAGCGCAGGCTAAAAAGTATCTCAAGGGCGGTGACGGATACGGCTGGCACATTTCTAACCTGAAAATTTATGACAAGCCAGTAAAGCTTAAAAATTTCTGGGCGATACAGCCATGTACGCATCGCGGAGACTGTTGCACCTGCCGCAGATGGGACGCAAAAAAGCTGATTTGCCGGGGAGAAGTATTCGGAATCGAACGCCCGCCCCAAAGCTGGTACTATGTGGAGGAAAACAGATGAAGCTGACCCTCTACGGCGACCCCCGCACCAAGAAAAACTCTGCCCGCATCCTCAAAAGCCGCTCAGGCGGGCGCTTTGTGGCCCCTAGCAAGGCTTACATGGATTATGAGATTGACTGCCTGCGGCAAATCAAAAAGCCGAACAGCCCCATCTCTGCCCGCGTGAACGTGAGGTGCGTGTACTACATGAAAACCGCCCGCCGGGTCGATCTGGCAAACCTCATCGAGGCTACAACGGACATCCTGGTAAAAGCCCGGGTGCTGGAAGACGACAACTGCCGCATCGTCGCCGCCCACGATGGCAGCCGGGTGGACTACGACAAGAAAAACCCCAGAGCTGAAATTTGGATCGAAGAAATGGAGGACAAAAATGGATAACCCCAGATTGATTGATGCGAATGCGCTGCGGAAGCGCATCGAAGAAAGAATTCAAGAGTTTGACAAAGAGACCTCTGCAGCCAGCGCTTTTATGGGCTACGCCTTGGACGATGTGCTTGATTACATCGATGCTACGCCAACTATTGCGCTTGAAACCGATGCTCAGTATTGGCACGATCCCGAAACAGACCCGCCCAAGGTCGAAACCGAAGTGCTGATTTTGTACCGCAACGATATTGACGGATACAGTATTACGACAGCGCACTATGAAGATGGGAGCGTTTTTTTACAAGATAGCGTATGGTATTGGGAAGACTTTCCTGATTGGGGAACATACGACGAGGAACGAGACGATTATCGGATCCCGAAAGGTTGGTGGGAATACCGCCACTTCAATCCGGACGATGTTTACAATAACAAGATAGACCGGCCTGTTGTGGGCTGGATGCCGATGCCGCCGAAGGAGGGAATGCAACATGGCCCGCACATGGACACCTGAAAGTGATGCGCCAAAGCCGGGCGAACCGGCCAGCGTAAAGGAGCTGCGGGTCTGGTTTGAGCGCCTTCCAAAAATGCGGGAGCTCATCCACCAGCAGCAGGAACGCATCTCAAGCCTGAAAAACGCAGCCACCTCAACCACATCTGGGACTTCCGGCGCGCCGGGGCGCTCCGGAACCAGCGACAAGGTAGGCCGGAACTGCGACGCCGCCATGGATGCCGAGCAGCATCTGCACGAGCTGAAATGCCAGTATGCCGAGATGCAGAAGAATGCCATTGAAGTGGCCTACATGCTCCATGCAGACCCGGCGTCCATCAAGCGCAGCCGCTGCCTGATCCTGTATTTTGTGGAAGGAAAAAGGCAGGCAGAAATTGCCCGGATCGTGGGCTATTCAAAGCCGTGCCAGGTCTCTCAGGCGGTTTCTGACGGACTTGAGCAGCTGGCTGAGATCACCACGGAACTGAATCTCGGGTGATTTGTACATTTTACACAACAAAACTGCGGTTTGTTTTTACATGCCTTGGGATTTACTTCTAATCGGCTCAAGGCTTATCATGGTACCATCGGCAAAGCCGAAAAGGCAAACCGATGCACGCAGTCTCCGGAACGGCCTTCCCGGCGGGTTTCATGCTTTGCCCCGCTCCCCTTCACCGTTTCGCGGGCTGCTTCTATGCGATACACTGACACAAAGGCAGCCTGCCGCTCATGAGAGACAGGAGGCGGTTCGATTCCGCCGTATCGCACCGTATGGCGCATGGACCAGACAACCCGCAAGGCCGCACGTGCAACCTACCGTGCCAAGAAAAGGCCTTAGAATCCTTGCCAAGGTGTAGCTTTCCTGACAGGATGTGCGCCAACCAACAGCCCCGGCGGCGAACCGGAGCTGTTTTTATATGGCCGCCTGAGCGCAGTTTGGAGCGCGGCGCGTGTGTGTAGACACGGCTGGTTCGATTCCAAGGGCGGCTTTTTATATTCCCGTAGCTCAATTGGTAGAGCGCTGGTCTCCAAAACCAGAGGCTGCAGGCTCGGTCCCTGCCGGGAATGCCATCTGCGTGCCCTGTGAGGGGGCCGCGCAGCACGCGGGGCATCTGACCGCGTAAGTTTCAGATGCAGCAGCACCCACCGCTTGACGCCTGTCCAACGAACTGAATGCACGGGCGCTGCTTATATGCCGTCATAGCTCAACTGGTAGAGCGCCGCCCATTTAAGGCGGGACAACGTTGGTGACGCCACGGGAACATCACTGCACAGCCAACCGCTGCGCACATCCATTCCGTGGGTGCTGGTTCGAATCCAGCTGGCGGCTAGCGTGATTTTAGAGTGTCCACAGTGGACACTTTTGGAGAGGAGGCATACAAATGTTTGAGCGCTTGAAAGAACTGATTTGCGACATGGCAAAATTTTTGACGCGTCTCGGCGCTGGCCTTATCCTCTCGGCCTTACCGATCAGCAACAAAGAAAGCCACTTTGTGCGCTATGCGCGGTGTTTCGGTTTCCGTGCAGACCACACAAAACGCGAGCCTCGGGCAGAGATCGGAGGCCGTGGCTGTATCCAAGGAGCACGGCCTGCTATCCGTGCGGATTAACCGCTGCTGATACAATACGATTAAAAACCAGCTTTGCTGCATGGAGCTCATCATGCAAAAAGCTGGTTTTTCTTATGCCGCTTTAGCTCAGTCTGGCAGAGCACCGGACTTTTAATCCGGGGGTAGCGGGTTCGATTCCTGCAAGCGGCACATTCGATATTTTGACCGTTCGGATTTCCGGGCGGTTTTTCTTTTGCATGAATTTAGAGAGGTGGTGGCGGTGAGCGCGAAGCGGCTGACAGACAGGCAGAAAAAGAAGATCATTGCTGACTATGTGCAGCTGCAGAGCTACACCAGAGCCGCAAAGCTGAACGACGTGGCAGAAAGCACTGTGCGGAAAATCGTGAAAGATAATCCAAAGTGCGCGGATTTGTGCGCCTTAAAAAAAGAGCAGAACACGCAGGACATGCTTTCCTACTTAGGCAGCAAGTGCGGGGAAGCACAGAATCTTCTCGGGCTGTACCTTCAGGCGATGGCAGACCGTAACAAAATCGCGGAAGCAACGCTGCCGCAGCTGTCCACGGCGTTCGGCACCATCGTGGACAAGTTTGCTATGCTGGGAGACCAGAGCGGCATAGAAGCCCCAGACGATGGCCTGCTTGAGGCCCTGAATGCCGCCGCAGACCTCAGCCCGCCTGACGATGTGGATCTTCTGCCAAAGGAAGAGGACGACAATGCGGAAAAGTAACGGCTTTCGCTGGAAAGCCCTCAGCCAGAGGCAAAAGCAGGTCCTGAGCTGGTGGACACCGCAGAGCGCATACAGCGGCTACAACGGCATCATTGCCGATGGCGCTATCCGCTCGGGCAAGACCTTTGCCATGAGCTTTTCTTTTGTCCAGTGGGCCATGACCTGCTACAGCGGCCAGCAGTTTGCCATGTGCGGCAAGACCATTGCCAGCTTCCGGCGAAACGTGCTTGGCACGCTCAAGCAGCAGCTTGCAGCCCGTGGCTACAATGTCAAGGAGCACCGGGCAGAAAACTGCATGACCGTCAGCAAGGGCGGCAAATCCAACGAGTTTTACTTTTTCGGCGGCAAAGACGAGAGCAGCCAAGACCTAATCCAGGGCATCACGCTGGCTGGAGCATTCTTTGACGAGGTGGCCCTGATGCCGCAGAGCTTTGTCAATCAGGCCACTGCCCGCTGTTCCGTCACCGGGTCAAAGTTCTGGTTCAACTGCAACCCGGGCAGCCCGCAGCACTGGTTTTATCTGGAATGGGTGCGGAAATGCCGTTCCCGCAAGATGATGTATCTCCACTTTACGATGGACGACAACTTGTCGCTTTCCGAGGACATCAAGGCCAGATACCGCAGCCAATACAGCGGAGTTTTCTACCAGCGCTACATTCTGGGCCTGTGGACGGTGGCAGAGGGACTTGTATATGACATGTTCGACCGCAAAAAGCATGTCGTTGATGAGCTGCCGGAACTGTCTCCCAAAAGCGCCTATGTGGCGTGTGACTTTGGCACCCAGAACGCAACGGTCTTTTTGCTGCTCCAGAAGAAGGCAGATGCAGACTGCTGGATCGTCACCCGGGAGTATTACTACAGCGGGCGAGAGCAGAAGCGGCAAAAGACCGTGGGCGAGTACGTCACAGATCTCAAAGCGTGGCTGGACGGCCTGAAACCGGAGCGGGTCATCGTAGACCCATCGGCCCTGCCACTGATCACTGAGCTGCGCAAGAACGGCTTTACCCAGACCCCGGCAAACAACGACGTCCTGAGCGGTATTCTGGACGTACAGACCATGCTGCAGACCGGGCGGTTGAAGGTCTACAAGGGCTGCAAGCACACGCTGGAAGAGTTCGGCGTATACGCTTGGGACCCGGATAAAGAAGACGCCGTGCTGAAGGTCAACGACCACTGTATGGACGCCATCCGATATTTCGTGCGCACAAAGCGCCTTGTGAAACTGAGGGATTGATTTTGAGCACTGTATACACATTCCAGACTTTTCAGCAGGCGCAAGCCGCCGGGGAACAGCCCGATTTTGTCCGGCGGTTCGTGCAGCAGCACTGCGCTTCCGGCCCTTACAGGATGGCGCTGGACGCTGACCTGTACGATGCCCAGAAAAACCCGGGCGCTGAGCGATTTTCGCAAGCCTACGCTTTGATGCTGAAGCGCCTCTCCAAGAACACACAGCAGGATGTCCCCCGGCCCGATATGGTCAAGAGCAATCTGTTCCGGCGGCTCAACAAACAGCGTGCTACCTACTCCCTGGGCAACGGTGTCACCTTTGCGGATAAGGACGTGGACAAAGAAAAACTGGGGGCTGAATTTGACGAGCAGATCCAGAAGGCCGGATATTTTGCCCTGATCCACGGTGAGAGCTTTGGCTTCTGGAACAACGACCATCTGGTGGTGTTCAAACTGACCGAGTTTGCGCCCCTGTACGATGAGACCACCGGCTCTATGCGGGCCGGGGTACGGTTCTGGCGGCTGAACCCGGACACGGATATGCACTATGTCCTGTACGAAGAGGACGGTTACACCGAGTACACGGAAAGCAGGATCGGCAGCACTATGCAGGAGACGGCCCCGAAGCAGGCATACAAGAGCGTGACCGTCTCCACCCCCGGCGGCGGGCTGGAAAGCGTGGAGGGGGAGAACTACAGCAGCCTGCCTGTGGTGCCGCTGTGGGGCTCAGACCTCCACCAGAGTACCCTTGTGGGCCTGAAAGCCTACATCGACAACACCGATTTGGTGACGTCCGGCTTCTGCAGCGACTTGCAGGATTGCGCACAGATTTACTGGCTGTGCGAAAACTTCAACGGAATGACCGATGATGAACTGCAGGAGTTCCTTGCGAAGCTGAACCTCTACCACATCGCCGGTGCGGACACCAGCGAGGGCGGCAAGATCACCCCATACACCAGCGAAGTGCCGGTGACTGCCCGGCAGACCCTGCTAGAGCTGCTGCACACCCGGGTCTATGAGGATTTCGGCGGTCTGGACGTGCACTGTGTCAGCGCAAACAGCACCAACGACCATCTGGATGCAGCCTATGAACCAATGAACCAGAACGCAGATGACTTCGAGGCTCAGATCAAACCTTTTGTTCGTCAGATTTGTGCGCTGGCTGGCTTTGGCAGCGCAACGCCGACATTCAACCGGAGCCGGATCGTAAACACCGCAGAGCAGGTCAGCACAGTAATCTCCGAGGCGGCGATCATCGGGCAGGACATGGCCATTGACCTGCTGCCCAACCTGACCCCGGAGCAGAAAGAAAAGGCCAGGGCGTCCCTGATGGCGGAAAGCGCAGCACGAGAAACCGTGGGCGAGGACGAGGATGACAACGGTGATGAAACATGATCTCTGACCGTGACCGCATTTCCACCCGGCAGCTGAACCGCCTGCGCCGCCGCATTTTGCGGGTATACGGCACAGCCCGCCGGGAAATGACCGAGCAGCTCACCGAGTTTCTTGGGAAGTACCGAGCGTTGGACGAGCGCAAGCGGGCGCAGCTGGATGTGGGCGAGATCACCGAAGAGGATTACCGCATCTGGCTGCAAAATCAGGTCTTTCAGTCCGATTTGATGCACGCTAAGCTGGACGGCATCACCCAGACCTGTACCACAGCACAGCAGACGGCCTACAAGCTGGCCCGGGATGAGCAATACAATATCTTTTCCTTTGGCGCAAACTGGGCTTTCTACGAGCTGGAACAGGCCGCAGGCGTGACGTTCGGGCTGACCCTGTACAATACCGAAGCAGTCAAGCTGCTGCTGAAGGAAAACCCCAAGCTGGTGCCAAACAAGCGCATCAAGAGCGAGAGCAACCGCACCTATGACGCCCGGGTGTTCAACCGCTACGTCATGCAAGGCATCGTGCAGGGCAAGAGCGTCCACGACATCGCCGTGCAGGCCGTCAACGGCATGGCTGATACAGAGATCCACTGGGCCATGAACAACGCCATCACGGCGCTCACAGGCGCTCAGAACGCCGGGGCATTGCAGCAGATGCGCAACGCCAAGGCTCTGGGCATCGAGGTCAAAAAGCGGTGGAACTCCACCCACGACTACCGCACCCGTGAAATGCACCGCCTGCTTGACCAGCAGACGGCAGAGCTTGACGAACCGTTCAAGGTCATGGGTTACGAGATTCAGCGGCCCGGCGACCCCAACGCAGCGCCGGAGATGGTTTACCACTGCCGCTGTGTGCTGTCCTCTGCGCTGGGTAAGTACCCCCGGCAGAACGCCATGCAGCGGGACAATGTGACCAAAGAGACCGCCCCCGTCATGAATTACACCGAGTGGTACAAGGCCAAGGGCGGCACGGAAGCCGAACAAATGTGGTGGGCGAAAGAGAGAAAACGGAGAAAGGAGAGCGCAAAGCATGAAAAATAAGAAGTTTGGGATTGTCGTAATCAACGATGACTTTTTCTTGAACTTTTGCCGTGATTTTAAGCCCCCGTGTGGTTACATTAAGACTAAACACGCGCGGCCTTCCTACGGAAATGGCGCAAAGCCGCATGAAGCGCACAAACGCCTTATTAGGACAATGGAAGGATTTAGAAAATGAATGTCTTAATGTCAGATGCCGATTATGCGCCGTGGATTATGGATGCGCTCAAGCTGATTGAAGAAGAGAAGGTCAAAAAACTTGCAGTAGTAGGCATTACTGCCAAAGGTGAGGTCATGACCGGTTATTATCGCATGGAAATGTCCGATAAAGCCCTTGTTTCTGCTCATATGCAGGCTGACGCTGTACTGGATTCGGTTTGTCCCAACGGAGATCTGATTCAAAGACGTTGGGCAGAGCAGGAGGAAGAAGGTGAAGATGCCGATGAAATTTGAATACGATATCAAATTCACCGACAGCACCCCGCAGCTCCACGAAGCGCTGGATTCATGGGCGGAGCGGGTGCTGACCATCTGGGGGATGAAGGTGCAGGACTACGCCCAGCTGCTTGTACCTACCGGCACGGCAGACAGCACTGGCATTGAAGGCTACGTGGGCGGCGCGCTCAAGCAGAGCCTGACCTATGCTGTAGACCTTGCAAAAAAGACCGTGACCATCGGCAGCAACCTGTTTTACAGCGCCTATGTGGAGCTGGGAACGGGCATCTTTGCCGAGAAGGGCAACGGACGAAAAACTCCGTGGGTCTGGAAGGACTTTAACGGCAAGTGGCACTTTACCCGGGGCATGAAAGCCCGCCCGTTCCTGCGCCCGGCGGTGGAAGATCACATTGACGAGCTGCGGCAGATCGCCGTGGAAGAAGCAGAGAAGGGAGAATGACTATGAGAAAGATTTTTGCAGCAATCACGCTTTTGGCTGTGTTGCTTCTGTGCGGATGCTCTGAGGCTGACAAGGCGAACGCCAACATCTCAAAGCAGGCAGACTATTTCGAGAGCGAGCGCAAGATCACCGTCTACAACGCCCGCACGGATAAGGTCATCATGGAAGCCGAGGGCTATATGTCCATTTCCAACAACTCGGACAACGAGTTGGTCTGCACTGTGAAAATCGGCCCGGACACCTACCGCAAAAATTACATCTACCTCAACAGCTACACCATGTATGTGGTGGAGGACATTACCGGCACCCATACCGACCCGTACCACTATAAACTCTATTTCCACACTGACGTTTTGCCGAGCGTGGAAGTCAAACCGTAAAACCTAATATCTCAGCGGTTGGCGCACAGCGTCAGCCGCTTTTTTATGCCGCTATAGCTCAACTGGAAGAGCCGCCGACTTATAATCGGCAGGTTGTAGGTTCAAATCCTACTGGCGGCACCACACCGGCAGCACGTCCGGCAAATAAACCTTATTGCCAAGCATGGCAGCCCGAGCATGGGCAGAAAGGACTATCACATGGCACTCAAAAGAGCTGACATCCGCACGATTCTGGAGAACACCGAAACCTCCAACGATGACAAGGCGAAAGCCATTCTGGACGCCCTGCACAAGGAGACGGACGATCTCAAAGACCAGCTGGATGCAGAAAAAACAGCCCGCACACAGGCCGAGAAAGAGCGGGACGAGGCCAACGGCGGCAAGCAGGCCGCAGAAAAGGCTTTGACTGACTACAAGGCCCAGCAGACCCAGAAGGACACCCACGCAGCCAAGGAAGCCAAATTCCGGGAGCTGCTGAAGACCGCCGGGGTGCTGGACAAGTACGCAGACCGCGTTGTGCGGCTGTCCGGCGAGGACATCGACAAGCTGGAGCTGGACGAAAAGGGCAACGTCAAGGACGCCAAGAAGCACACCGACAGCCTGAAAGCTGATTGGGGCGACTTTGTGGCTACGACCACGACCACCGGCGCGAAGGTGGACAACCCGCCCACCAACACCGGCTCCAAAATGACCAAAGACCAAATTTTTGCAATCAAGGATTCTACCGAACGGCAGGCCGCGATTGCAGCAAATATCGACCTGTTCAATGGGACAGGCGATGGAAAGGACTAACTTATGCCTGCAAAAACTAATACTGTGATGGCCGCTGACATTCAGACCACTGCACGCGAGATCGACTTCGTGACCCGCTTCGGCCGCAACTGGGAACATCTGCGCGACATTATGGGCGTATCCCGCAAGATTGAGATGCTTCCCAACACGGTGCTGAAGAGCAAGTATGCACAGGGTACCCTGCAGGACGGAAAAGTTGGCGAGGGCGAGGAGATCCCCTACAGCAAGTATACCGTCAAGACCAAGGACTATGAGAAAATCACCCTCGAAAAGTGGGCCAAGGGTACGACCGCAGAAGCCATCCTTGAGGATGGTTACGAGAACGCTGTTCAGATGACCGATGAGGAGATGCTGAACGACCTGACCGCCGATGTGGCCGGACGTTTCTACAAGTACCTCAATACCGGCACACTGAAGGGCACTTCCAAGACCTTTCAGGAAGCAATGGCAATGGCAAAAGGCCGCGTCCTGAACAAGTTCAAGACCATGCACCGTACTGCTACCGACGTTGTGGCGTTCGTGAATGTTTTGGACGTGTACGAGTACCTGGGAACCAGTGCTGTCATCAACGAGCAGAGTGAGTTCGGTTTCAATTACATCAAAAACTTCATGGGGTATAAGACCGTTTTCCTGCTGGCAGAAACCGAGATTGCACGCGGTAAGGTGATCGCAACTCCTGCGGACAATATCGTTCTGTATTACGTCAATCCTACCAACTCCGACTGGGCTCGTGCTGGCTTCCGCCTTACCACGGACAGCAACACCGGCATCGTGGGCGTGAACACCCGCCCCGACTATGGCACCTTTGTCACTGTCATCACTGCGGTCATGGGCATGACCCTGTTTGCCGAATACATCGACGGCATCGCGGTCGAGACCATTACCCCGGGCGAATCGGTCTGATCTGCAAGGGGGTGACTTTGTATGACCGTCCCTGAGCTGTGCGTTTACACGCACAATTTTTTTGACCGGGCGGACGACCCCATTGCCGGGGAGTTTGCCTTTGAGCCGGACACCGTGCCCGCCGGGGTAGTGCCGGGACAGTATTTCCTCGTGTGCGGATCCATCTTCAATGACGGCGTGCACAAGGCCGGGGACGGCGATCTGACTGCCGAGACCTTTAACGGCACGGTACAGCCCATGCGGGTGCCGCCCGCCTTTGTGGCGCTGGCTGAAAAAATCGACGCATACGATAAGGCGCTGCCCGCCGGCGGCGTGTATGTGTCCCAGTCCTTTGCCGGATGGTCAGGCACCATGGCCACAGGCGCGGACGGCCTGCCTGCAGACGGAAAAACCCGCTATAAATCAGAGATCAACCAGTGGAGGAAGATGTGACATGGTCAATCCGTTCGCTGCATCCACCGTGATGCAGAGCTTTACCCAAAAATACCGTTTTCAGACCCGCAGCTATGAGCCGGACGGCGTGGGCGGCTTTGTGTCCGGCTGGCAGGACGGCCCCGAGTTCGAGGCCGTGGAGCGTCACGACACCACCGTGGAAGCACAGGTGGCAGAGCAGGCCGACACGGCATCTACATACACGCTGCTTGTTGGCACCGGTGTTCCGCTGGCCTTCCCGGACTACATCAAGCGGGTAAGTGATGGGCAGACCTTCCAGATCACCAGCACGGCAGATGAGGGCAAAGCCCCGCCGGAGTCCGGTATGGGCCTGCGGGCCGTCAAGTGCAAAAAGGCGGTGCTGCCGTAATGGGACCGTCTGAGAGCATCAACCGGGCGCTGAACACGTTTTTCAACGACTTTGGCATCCCGGGTTATCTGGAAGATAACATCCCTCCTGCCGCTTCACTGCCCTATCTGACCTACAAGCCCACCATCCCCGGCGGGTGGGACGAAACAGCATCCTTCCACGCCCGGCTGTGGTACCCAAGCAAGGGCGGCAGGATCCCCATCCTGCAAACCGAAGATACGATCAGCGCAGCCCTCGAGGACAGCATAACGCTTTCCTGCGAGGGCGGCGCTATTCTTTTGCAAAAAGGCACCCCGTGGGCACAGCCCCTCGACAACCCGCCTGAAGGGTATCTGTGCGAATATCTTAATTTTGAAATCACGCAATTTTGCGAGTAAGGAGCAATATGGCAAGAAAATTTTCCAAAATTTCGCAGGAAGCGTTCAAGTCCATGCAGTTCAATGCCGGAATTGTGGTCAACAAGTTTGACCCGTCCGGCACGACCGAAATCCAGGATGCAGACATCATCACTGCCACCACCGGCGGCATCACTGCGACCTGCAAGGCAAACTTCACGGATCTGGGCGAGGACGTGGACAACGCCCAAAAGAACACCGCAGAGCTGATGCAGATCGAGGACTACGACTGCACGCTGGCCTTTACGGCCCTGAATGCCACAACGGACGTTATCAAGCTGGCACTTGGTGCAGCCGATGTGGCAGAAAAGAAGGTCACGCCCCGCATGACGCTGGATCCGGCGGAAAGCACCGGCGACTTTAAGGACATCTGGTGGGTCGGTGACACCATTGACGGTGGCTATGTGGCTGTACGTCTGATGAACGCACTGTCCACCGGCGGTTTGACCCTCAAGACCACCGACAAGGGCAAGGGAAACATCTCCGTCACCCTCACCGGCTGCCCCCGGCTGGGCAGCGATGTGGTGCCGATGGAGTTTTACTACAGCCCCAAGGCGGCAGCGTAATAAGGAGGACGACCCATGAAAACCCTGAACCAGATGGACGAAACCGAGTTTCTGCGCCGCTGCTGGCTGATCGCCGACGCTGTGTCTGACCTTCTGCAGAAATCCAAAGTCAACGAGCTGCGCAAGGTGCTTCCCATGCTGACCGGCAAGGAAACCCCGGAAGAGCTGGCGCAGAAAAAGGATGAGCAGGCCAAGAAGAACATCAAGGCCATGGCAAAGAGCCTGCTTTTCGACAACGCAGAGGGCACTGCAAAGCTGCTGCCGCTGCTGTATGAGCCGGACGTGGACGAGGATGGCAACCCCGAAACCATGACCCCGTTCAAGACCCTGCGCGTCATCACCGCCACCGTGGAGGATAAGGATGTGCTGGATTTTTTGTCCTCGTTGGTGAGGTTGGCGCAGACGGATATCGGCGCTTAACCTCCACCATTCGGCTGGATATGCTGCGGCTGATCGGCAAACCGTACATTGCGCAGCACTGCATTACAGCTCTGCGGCAGGAGCAAATCGCACTCAGCTACCGGGCATATATGACCGACGCACTGGCCGTTCTGGCTGGTGAGCAAGAGCGTTGGTATGACAGTGTAGAGAGCCTTGTGGACAGCAGGCCGAAACCGCAGCAATCCCCGGAAGAAATCAAGACCCGCATTCTGAACGGCCTGAGAGGAGGTGAAACAACCTGAAACTTTTTGAATTGAGCGCCACCCTCGGGCTGGACGACAGCGCCTACCGGCAAGGCGTGGAAGAGGCAAAGTCTCAGACTAGGGACGCCGTCTCCACCATGATGAAGGATTATAATCGGCTGTACAGCGAGGTCATTCACTTTACGGCAGCCTACCAGAAATCACGGAGAGAGACCGGGGAAGCCTCCAAAGAAACTAAGGAATTTGCCCAGAAGCTGAAAGAAGCTCAGGCCCAACTCAATACCACGGCACAGGGACTGAAAACTGCGGAAGGGTACATGAACAGCTTTGGGGACGCCACATCGGGGTCTAGCAAGTCTCTGGCCGGTGCTATTGCACAAGGCACGATCATGGCGGGCCTTTTCTCAAAACTCAGCTCTGCCGCTCTTGCCGCTGCGAAAAGTTTCATTCAGTCTGGCATCGACTACAACGCCCAGATCGAGAGTTACACTGTTGGGTTTACCAATATGCTTGGCAGCGCAGAAGCTGCACAACAAGCTATGGCAAAGATTCAGGAGGACGCCGCCCGCACCCCGTTCAACGTCGAAGCTCTGACGCAGGCAAATCGGCTGCTTATCAGCGCGGGCGAAAACGCCGGGTATTCCGAAAAGGTCATTCTGGCACTTGGCAACGCGGTCAATGCGGCAGGCGGCGGCAATGCGGAACTGTCCCGCATGGCGCAGAACCTGCAGCAGATCGCCAACGTTGGAAAGGCTGCAAGCATTGACATCAAGCAGTTTGCCTATGCAGGCATCAACATCTATCAGGTTCTGGCCGACTATACCGGTAAATCGGTGCAGGAAGTCCAGAACATGACCATCAGTTATGACCTGCTGTCTCAGGCTCTTATCGCAGCCAGCGAAGAGGGCGGGCGCTACTACGGTGCTATGGAGACACAGAGCCAGACCATGAATGGGCGCATGTCTACCCTGCAGGACAATGTAAAGCAGCTGGCGGGATTGCTGACCGGCGATTTATCCAGCGGCGCCGGCGTTGTAATCGGCAATCTGAACGACATGCTCGTCGCAGCACAGGAAGCTTACAAAACGGACGGCTGGATTGGTCTCGCAGGCGCGATTACCGGCCTGACAGAGCCTATCAACACGGCAAAAAACGCTTTCAAGGACTTCGCAAGCAAAGCCACCACATGGCTGGATCAGCTGAGCTATAAGCTCAACCGTTTTCTCGGAAAAGCAGCCACGGCTGACTTTGATACTTACGAAGAGTACGCGGATGCAAATAACCGGCAGAGCAACCGTAACAGGTTGCGGCAAAACGCCTTAAAAGGCGTTGGCATCAGCAATAGGAGCTGGTCCCAGCGTCAGGCGGATTTGGCGGCAGCCAATGGCAACGGGAGCAGTTCCATCGTCACCACAGGCGGTGGCAGCGGCTCCTCCGGCGGCAAAAAATCCGGATCCTCCGGTTCCACCAGGTCCACCACCGAAACGGTCATTTCGTCCATCTCCAGCACGGCTACCACCGCTGCACAGAATGCGCTGGGCACTGTGACCACTAGCATCCAGACTCTCACCGAAAAGGTCAAGGACAGCGCGGGCAAGATCAAAGATCGCATCACCGAGACCACCACCACGACCGGCAAGGAGATGGTGAACGGTGTTGCCACGACCTTTAAGCAGGTGGAGACCAAAGTCAACGGCACGGTCACAAAGGTCACAAAGACCTATGACGACATGTCAAAAACGCTGCTGGGCACCTTTACCAACGTCTCGGAAACCACCTTTAACGGCATCACCACAAAGGTGCAGCAGGCGGTGGAAAAGTACGCCGACGGCAGCGAGCATATCAAGAAGACTGTCACAGAGACCGGCCAGCGCATCGGAAAGAACGGCGCGGAGACCTACGAGAAGATCATCACCTACATCGACGGAATCGAAGATAAGGTGAACGAGACCTCTGCTCTTATCGACAAGAGCGTAAAGGGTACCCAGAGCCGCATTGACCAGCAGCTGAGCGAGGCTTCAGGCCAGTTGGATAAAGGCATTTTCGGGCTGGTAAAGAACACCTTCAAAGACGCCAAAAATGGCGACTGGGGCGGTCTCGCTCTGGATTTTGTCAATCTAATCTGGGGCGAAGTGTCGCAGGATCAGCGTGACGTGATCTCTAAGTGGCTTGCGGACGCGCTGACCGCGGTCAATGAGGGCTACTTCAGCGGTGGCATCGGCAAGGCGCTGGGGTCTATCCAGAGCATCTTCACAAACGGCATTACTGCCGGAGTGGATGGCGCCACTACGTCTGTAAAGGCGTTCTCTGAGATCGTGCAGGGCCTTGCGAGCTCTGGCGGCGTTGGCGGCGCACTTGGCAGCGTTGTGCAGGGTTTTTCTGGTATGGCTGGCGGCATCACGTCTGCGCTTGGCACTGTGGTGTCGTTCATCTCTGCAAACCCAGTCCTTGGCGTCATTCTCGGCGTTGGCGCTGTGGGTGCTGTAGCTGGCGGCATCGGGCTTGCGCTGTGGGCCAAAAACAAAAAGAGCAAAGACCCGGTCAATAATTACAAGAGCCCGTTTGACGATGTGGGCGTGTACGACAGCCTGAGCGAGTTTTCTACGAGGTCTGCGATGCAGTACCGAGTGATCGGACAGAGCAGCCACGCAGACAAGCAGACCAGCATTCTGGAGCGCATCGAGGAGCTTCTGGACGAGCATCTGCCTGCCATTGGCACCGGTCAGGTGGTCATGGATTCTGGCGAGCTGGTGGGCGTCATTTCGCCCAGAATGGCACAAAATGTTGACGCGCGCATCGGTGTGACCGTGACGAGGAAAGCGAGGGGTGTGTAATGGGCAAACTTTTGGGCGCACAAATTGGCAACTTCCACACCCTGAAAGACTGGGGGCTGTATCTCAAGGTCGGAAGCCCAAAAATCGGCCCTGCTGAGGTGGATGACTACCTTGTGCAGGTGCCGGGGTCTGATACCCTGCTCAACCTGACCAGTTCTTTGGACGGCAGGCCACACTACAAAAAGCGCACCATTACCATGGAACTCAAGTGCACTGCACCGAAAAAGCAGTGGGAGAACCTCTACAGCACTATCGCAAACGCCATCCACGGGAAATGGCTCCAGTGTAAATTCGACAATGACCCCAGTTTTTACTGGGAGGGCCTGTGGGAGGTGTCCGTCAGCAAGGACGCATTATACTGTGTGTTTACGATTACAGGCACTTGCGACCCCTTCAAACGCAGTGTATACGACGGCTCTGATGACTGGCTGTGGGATGACCTTGTATTTGATACGGCGATCATCCGCGATTATACGGATATCCAGCTCAAAGCCAACGAGGACATCACCGTAACCGTTACCGGTGCACCAAGAGCGGCTGGCATCTACTTCAAGCGCAGCGAGGACGCTGCGGACATTGCGGTGTCTCTCAATGGCCTTGAGGTTGGCATCCTTGCAAAGTCTACAGAGTGGCAGTACATTGAGGGCTTGCATATGCCGGATGGCGTTGTAGGTACTCTCATCTTTGCGGCGTCTGCGGATTGCAGCATTAGCATCCGATATCTGGGGGGCAGCTTATGAGCTATAAAGTTTATGCGGGCGTCCAGACCGGCGTTGACGTGTGGAAGACAAAGACCTGCATTTACGACCCAACGGACTACACGGACACAAAAAAGATCATCAGTCCAACTCTGACACGGGAGGTGAGCAAGGCCGGCAGCTTGGAATTCACCCTGCCGCTTGGCAATGTGGCTCACTCAGCTTTGCAAAAAATGCGCACGACCGTGTCCGTAGAACAAGACGGTGTGCGCATCTGGGAGGGCAGGCCCATGAGCCATGAGCAGGATTTTATGCTGCGTCAAAAAGTCTTTTGCGAGGGAGAGCTGGCCTACCTCAACGACAGCTCTGTTGCGCCATATACAGCCAAAGACGTGACGATCAAGCAATTTCTTTCGTTTCTGCTGGAAAACCACACCGGCATGGTGGACGCATACAAGTCGTTTGTCTGCGGAAATGTTGGCTTTCCGAGCACCAGCGTGGTGGTGCCAGAGCTGCATAACTGCGTGATGAAACTGGAATACATGGCGGGTACTCCGGATAGTGACGGCGATTACAGGTATGAATATGGACTTTATACCTCGTCCGGCGTACAGCTTGTAAGCCAATATGAAGTCGGCTACTCGGATGATGACACGGCCCCGGATCCATCCGCGTACAGCTGGACGCTGAATGAAAAGCATGCAGATTCTTCCATAAACGGGTATATCTGGCGCACAGGAAACGGCCTGTTTTCCGTGAGCGTAAATGTGGCCCTGCCCTTGGACGGAGATGGCCAGACGCACGAAGCCACGCAAAGAACGGTTACGCCGGATATCACATGCGCCACGCACTCAAAATCCCTTCCGCCTGAGACGGAATACGATCTCAAAGACACGGTCTCGAAAAATTGGAAAATCGAAAAGAAGGGAGACGGCTATGCCGTCTTGTTCAACGGTGCAGCTTTGCCGGATTCTTCCGTTGTCCGTTACGATTCTGCGCCACGGTACACCTTTGGCGATGGACGAAATTTTGGCGTTACATGGGATGTCATCCAAAATGAGCTTGTGGATGTATACGGCGGTTATCTGATCGTCCGGCACGAAAACGGGGCCCGGTATCTGGACTACGTCCAGGAAGTGCAGGAGAAAAATGGGCAGCCCATCGCATTCGGCACAAACCTGCTCGACCTGAGCAGCTACGTCAAAGCAGAGGATATTGTCACCCGCGTCATTGCCGTCGGAAAAAAGAAATCCGGCTGGTTTTTGTGGGAGAAAACCAACACCATCACGGCAACCGCTAACGACGCCACCGCGCAAAAGCTGTTTGGCATCATCGCGCGGGTCATTGTGCAGGACGGAACCGAAAACACAACGCAGTCGCTTCTGGATGCCGCAAACGCGGAGCTGTCCAAAAACTTGCGTTACCTTGACGGAATCACGGTAAAGGCTGTGGACCTCAAGGATGCCGGTGTGGATATCGCCCGCCTTGGCTTTGGCAAGATGACACACATCTACTCCAACCCGCACGGGGTGAACACCTGGCTTTTGTGCTCTAAGCTTGTGGAACCTTTGGACGCGCCGGACAAAAAAGAATTCACGCTGGGCATTGATTTCTCCAGCGTCAGCGACTTGCAGGCCCTGAGCGCACGAAAAGCCAGTGACGCCTATGACCTGAGCCGCTCGCTGAAGGGCTATGCATCCGCAAAGGGGTGATAAATTGGATAAGACATTTGACGAAGCAATTTCCGAAGTCCGCAATGCAGAACGCGGCGTGGAAGTACGGGAAGCCCTTGCACAGGGCTTTGAGTATGTGAAGCAGTATGGCGAGGCTGTTATCGCGCGGCAGGAAGAAGCTGTTCAGAGTGCGGAAACAGCAACAAACGCGGCGGCAACTGCCACAGCACAGGCCGCAGCAGCAGCCCAGACAGTCAAAGACGCCACTGCAACCGCCATAAGCGCAGCGCAAGAGCAGGCAGATATTTCGGCATCAAAAGCCGAGGAATCTGCTTCCAGCGCCGAAGAAGCAGCGGCCAGTCAAACTGCTGCCGCGTCTAGTGCATCTGCCGCAAAGGCCAGCGAGGAAGCAGCTGCAAAGAGTGCCGCCGACGCAAAGGCTATCGTGTCCACTGACACGACTCTGACCGTATCGGGCGCGCCGGCTGATGCAAAGGCGACCGGAGACGCCCTGGCTCAGAGGTATACCAAGGACCAGGCCGATGCCAAGTTCGGCACGCCGTACACCCTGCCGCCCGCTACGGCAGACCAGCTGGGCGGCGTGAAGGTAGGCGACTATCTGGACATCGCTGCGGACGGCACCCTGAGCGGCAAGACGCTGTATGACACCATCGCGGCCAGTGTGGCGGTCAAGTCGGAGGCGCGGCTGGTGTGGAACTACCACACAAAAAGCCCCACCAAGTGGAAGACCTATGATGTCTCCATCCCCGGCGGGGTGGACTATGTCCACATCAAGACAAAATGCGACACTTATACCGGGACCGAATTTGACTTGGTACGGGGCAGCAACACCAGCCATGTCTTTGATACTACGCCGGCGGAGGTTGTATGCACCATGACCTTCCAGGCAGACGGTACGCTGCATGTGCAAGGCCCTTACAGCAACATGAGCTACAGCTATGCCATCGAGATCTGGCTCTCCGGCTACCACTACCCCACCCTTGCCGACCTGCTGACGCAGGTGACCGCCGTGGAGAGCAGTGTCACCGATCTTCAGGTGG